GCAGAACCTCCGCCCTCCCACGCAACCACAACTTGTGTGGGCCCTATTTTTTCACATAAAAGTCTAACTGCTTTTAGAAAACCCACAAAGCCGCCCACATGGTGACCGTGATCACTCATGGTGGGATTGACAACAAAATGTCTTGTGAAGACATTAAGACCGTCAATTAGGAGCACCGGTCGGGTGGTCACCTACGCCTCCGGGTCTAAAATTTCATCAGCCATTTCCATGGAAACAGCACGAATTTCCTCATAAGATTCAGCATCGATCTCAGGCTCGTCAGCTAGCTTTCTTACCAACGCCGCTTCCAATAGAGTGTCAATGTAGGGTGAGAATTCTGGATTTCTCATCACCTCACCGAAGTCTGCTTTATAAAACTTCTTCTCAATCAGCAACTCGCCAGTCTTTTCATCAATAACTGTAAACGACTTCCAAGACCCAGTACCTGAAATCTCTAGCGTCTTTCCGCCAGATGACTCGGCACCGTGCTTTCTTAGCAGGTCAAAAATTTGCTCATGCTCTTTGATTCCCTTTCCAAAGTGAATCTCAAAGTTTACTGTTCTAAAGGGCGGTGCGACCTTGTTTTTAATCGTCTTAGCAGAGACATTAATCCCAATGACTTCTTTGTCCTTGTTGGTGATGGGTTGACCTGCTCCCAGTTTGATTCGTACAGATGAATGAAAAGGGATTGCCTTACCGCCGGGTGTAGTAGTAGGATCTCCATACATAACTCCAATTTTAGTCCTGATCTGATTTAGACAGATCATTAAAACGTTTTGATTAGCAATTATGCCTGTGATCTTGCGCATTCCCTTAGAAATTGCACGTGCTTGCAACCCGATGCTATCTTTGTCATAGTCACCAATGAGCTCAGCCTTTGGGGACGAAGCAGCGACGGAGTCCCAGATAATAGTAATCGGAACATCCTTGTCCATTGCCTTGGCTTTCATAATAGTGTTTTCTGAAATTGCCAAGACTTCTTCTGTGCAGTGCGTGTCAACGTAGACAAATCGCTTGCTAATATCAACACCCAGCAGCCCTAAATTTTCGACAGAAGTCGCATTTTCGGTATCAATATAAACAACAATACCACCCATCTGCTGTGTTGACCTTGCAATTTGAATAGCAATGTGTGACTTACCAATAGAGGGAGGACCAAAAATCTCTACAATTCGCCCTTCTGGCAGTCCGCCATTAGGTTTGTTTGCGATAATATAGTCCAGCTGCTTGGAGCCTGTGCTTATCCAGCGCTTTACGTGCGTGGGTGATTCGTCATATGCCAAGTTATAGGCTACTTGACTACCTGCTTCTTTGTTCAATGATTTGATTAGATTGGCAGTAAAATCTTGTGGGTCGTTCTTCTTGGACGCCATTGTTTCTCCTGTAAATACAGCTCAAGTGTAGAAAAGGGGGAGCCGAAGCTCCCCCTTAAAGTCTCTAAACGTCTTCTAGATCGGCGAAAGCTTCATCAAGTGACTTGTACTTGCCACCCTCAGAAGATGTGTCGTTCGAAGAGTCACTGGTTGAGGCCTTAGGCGTGCTGTCGAAGCTGCCACGAGTAGTACCCTCAGACGACTCATCGCCGTTGAGCCAGTCATTTACAATCTTTTCAAGCTCATCGTACGTCTTGCAGGTGTACATCTCATCCAGGTCTGGGAGATTTGAAAGCCACTGCTGTGCAGTATCCGAGTTTGATGAAAGAGGGGAGCTCTTTCCTCGTGGACGAACCTCAGTAGTTGCCCACATGCGACCAGGTGCCTTGGTACAGATAACCTTAACATCACGCCCGTCTTCAGGGTCAGTAATGTCACCGTAGTCTTCGTCGAGCATGATGTTCAGAAGTGACTGGTACACCGTCTTGCCGAAAGACCAGAGGCGTACACCCTTGTCTTCTTCGCCTCGAACAATTACCGGTGCGTAGCTGCGCATCTTCGGGTAAAGCTTCTTGGCGAGCTCGTAGGACTCCTTTGAGCCCTCTTCGCGGAGCTTGGTAATAAGCTCTTGTACTGGGTCTGGCTTGCCGAACTGATTCGGCGCCAAAAGACCCGGATTGTTTCCAATGTTGTAGTAGAACCACCGCTCCTTGAACGGTTGTCCATCATTGTCGGGAAAGGACAGAAGCCGGATGGTGGTTTCTTCGCCCTCCTGCGGGCGCCACATGGTGTTCTGTCGAGAATTAGTGCCTGAAAGTTTGTTCAACTTTCGACGGATTGCATCAAAGTCAATGGCCATTTTTTAACTCCTTAATGTTCAATGGTCAGTTTGCTTCTCTAATGTAAGATCAGCAATATAAGTTTAGTGTCTAGTCGTCAAATGTTCAATTTATAGTGCTATTTCTTTTTCTTGTAGTTTGCATAGTTTCGCTTGCCGAATCGGTTCTTGCCGTACTTTTTAGGGCTTCCCCCAGTATGGCCTACCATATTACCAGAGGGCGACATTGCACCGCCTCCAGCGCCTACAGCAGAAACCTCTTCTTTCGATTCTTCCTCTCCGCGCTCAGGCGTAAAGTCAGGCTCTAAAAGAAGATCATCGTCTTTTTCTTCTTTATCAGAATCGCCTTCGTATGATTCGAGCAAGTGTCTTATGTATTCTCTAAGAAGCTTCATAGCACTGTATAACTATGTTACACAGTCGCTCTTGTCTTATGAATAGTTGCCCTCTTTGCGAGCTGCAAAAGCAGTGCCAGAGAAGGCTCGTCGCCCACGTAGAATCTGTTCTCTTCGAAGTGAGACCCTTGAGCTAGCTGAATTGCCAGCCACTCATCTGTGGTCAACTTAACGCCATAGTGCTGTAGAAGATATAGCGTGCGATGTGAAGTAGACATCTTCTGCAAATCTTCGTTGTACTTGTAATGTTGGCCCAGCTTTTCTCTGTGCCAGTCAGAATCCTGCTCTACAAAGTAATCGTTTTCCAGGTCACCAACTTTTCCAAGATCGTGCAGAAGGCCTACCTTAAGTACTGATGCGATGGGAAGGTCAAAGTCCAGTGACTTATTAAGTGTCCTCATCATGATTGTGGTATCCAGCGAGTGCTTGACTAATCCACCCGGCTCACAATTATATTGGTCGGTCCGAGGAGTTGCTGGGCACATTACGATTCGCTCGCCCAGGTCATCAAGGAGTCTGTTTAGGTTGTCGTCACTTAGACGTCGACAGAACTTTTCGTAAGCTTTCCAGTTCGCTTCAATATTTTCGATGCTCATATACTTCCCGCTAGTTTAACATGCTGGCACCACCATAAGCTTTCACCATGGTTTTGTTGCCATAAATTGAGTTACGTACTAAGTTTAACACCTTTTCCGGAACTGTATCACCAGCAGCAGCAGGATTTCCTAATCTTTTCATCAACTCAGCTGGGTTCTCATTAGCAAGTGCTCCGGCTTCTTTGACAGCCTGTGAGACACCTCCTCGGCCAACCGCACCGCGCTTAACCTGTCCTGAGCCTGACGGTTTTAGTACTATTAGTACCCCGGGACCTCCCTTTTCAACATCGACATTCCAATCGCCTAAGTCGATGTTGCCTGCATTTACAGCGCCGTTTAGGGTGTGCACCATGTAGTACACACCATCTCTCGCAGTTAAGTCAGCAACTGTGACACCGATCTTCTTCGGTCCTGTCCCAGAAGTCTTTTCTTTCTCTTTTTCGCCTTCACCCTCTTGAAGGATTTTGCGAATCTTCTTCCTAATGTAAAGCTCGTCTAAAATTCCCATGTCTCTAAATATAACCTCTATGATCTAGAAATACCACTGACCCCGACAGGAAAGTGTCCTAACTTGTTTGTGATTCCTTGGTCAGCTATCTTTTGTAGCTTATTATACTGCGCTTCGTGTACGTCGATTAGGATTGCGTCATGAATTACGTATAGGGGATCAACTGTCAGCCCATGCACTTCACACGATTCGATGAAGTCAGCAAACCCACAAAGCGCAATATCAACAGCAGTAGACTGGATGTAGTGGCTTACCAGTACATGTGCGCTTGTAGTGCCTGGGAACAGTGGGCGTCCGAGCGCATTCTCAATATGACCATTCGATATCATCTTGTTTTTTAGCTCTGCCTCTAATCGCTCTAAACCAAAATAGCGGCGGACACTTCTAATGATATGTTTTGCGTTTTTTCCCGGGCCCAAGAAAGAGTCGAGCCGCTTAGAAGAGACGCCATAAAGCGCAGAAAGAGTTGCCAGTTTTGCAGTTTTCCTATCAATAGTGCCATGAAACAGCGACTCGCACATATCAGTGTAGATATCGACGGGTGCTTCTTCGCCTGAGATATATTTTGCAACTCTTGGCTCTAGAGACACAAAGTCAACCTGTACTACTCGACCTGTACTGTGCTTGGTCCTTATTAGATCTCTGCACTTTGCGGGAAGTGTAAGAATCGACGGCCCCTTCTTCACTGTTAGTCTTCCTGTTGCCGTAGAAGACTGGCTATATACCGGCAGG